TACCAGTCCGCCGGGTTGATGACCAGCGCCGTCGGCTTACGACGCCCGGTGACCCGGACAGCAGCGATGGCGTCAACGATGGCGTCGATGTCCGTGCCGGCCGAACCGACCGTCTGGACGTTCGCCGTCCCGTTGATGCCCTGGAAGTCCTCACCGGTACCGCCACCAGTCAGGATCTGCGCGTCCAGCTTCTCCAGCAGTCCGTACCGGAGGAAGTTGTCGACGAGAGTCCGCACCTGCGGCGCGTCAGACGCGGCCCGCTTCGTGATCGGAATCCAGTGCGCGATCGTCTTGACCGCAGCCGACACCACTTCGAGCGCCAAGCTCGACTCCGGCTTCGTCCCCGACGGGGTCGCCACCGTGTACGGGCCAGGGGTTGCACCCGAGATCGCGCCCGCCGCCGCCGTGGTCGCCTCAGCGACACCCGCAGCGTTGTTCGTCTTCGCGGTCACCCGCACGTACTCCACCGTGTCGCTCGTGGTGGAGCCGACCGTGACGAGGTCCCGCAGCGTGAGCTCACGCTGCCCGACCAGGTCCGTGATCGGCGTGTACAGGTCGTTGCGGACCGCGGCCCCGGCCGACGTCGCCGACGTACCGGTCAGCAGCGCCTTGCTGTCAGCGAAGAACGACCCCGACTGGAGACCCTTCACCGAGTTCGGGATGACACCGTCACGGCCACCGAACCGGCCAATGAAGTCGCCGTAGGCGGGGGACGCGGTGAACATCTCACCGAACGTCTTGCCGGCGGGGTTCATCGGCATCCCGGCCTCGGTGAGCGTCACCTTCTCCGACTCGGTGCCGCTGTCCTGGCCGGACCCGAGCTTGGCGAGGAACGCCTTCGCGTCGGCCATCTGGCCGCGGGCCTCGGCTTCGTCGGTGACCTGCTGCTTCAGATCCGTGATCTCCGCCATGCGGCTCTTCAGGTTGGCGATGTCCTCGCCGGTGAGCTGGTCCTGCGCGTCGAGCTGGTCGCTGTACGCCTTGACGGCGGTCACGGCCTGTTCGAGGCGCTCTTGAGTTGTAGACATGGGATGGCCTTTCTTGGTGAGTGAGGGGCTGGCGTCAGCCGAGGCCGCCGGCCAGCAGGGTGAGCTGCTTGCGAAGACGCAGCTGCTCGTCAACCACGGCGCTTGCCGGTGACTTGCCGGCCATCACGGCGGGGGTCACGGGGGCGGATGTGGCGGAATCTAGGGGGGTTGCCTCGGCGCACTTGGAGCACAGCACCGGCTGGACCGGTTCGGTCGCCGCCTTCTCGCTGTACGCCTTCGCCGACAACACCACCGCTTCNCGGTTGCTGGGGATCGGCACAAANGCGCCGTTCAGCAGCTCCGCGCGGGTGATGTGGGTGGTGCCGTCCTTCTCGTTGCGTTCGGCGCCCATGAACGCCACCGACGTCGTCCTGATGTGGCCCTCGCGGACCAGGGTGCGGACCTCCTGCGCGCGGGGGATCGACGAGAACGACCCCTTGACCTTCAACAGGTCCCCGTCGTAGTAGGGGACACCGGACCCGACCGTCGTCGCCGTCGACATGCCGTGGTCCACGTCGAACGTGATGTGGTCCGGCAACGGCTCGAACACCTTGGAGTCGATGACCTCGCCGTCACGGTCCAGCGACGGCGCCGACAGCACCACCTCGAACGACCCGTTGGGGTCACTGCTGTCGTCGACGGACTTGACCTCCGCGATGGCGAACATCTTTGACTCCATGAGCTACTCCTTCACCAGGAAACGGATACGGTCCCGCAGGGATTCGACGGTGCCGCCGGTGCTGCGTTCGGCGTCCAGCGCCTTCAAGACGGTCTCGCTGTCGCCGTTCAGACCGCTCACCAGAGCCATCTCGTCGACGTCGTCCAGCGACTTCTGCCACGACAGGCGGCCTACTACCGTGCGGGCCGCCGCCTCCGGGAACGGGATGACGTTGCTGCCGGTCTGCTGGGTGGTGCCGTTCGTGGCCGTATGCGCCACCAGGGCGGCCGCCTGCGCGTCGATCGCGTCCAACGGCATCGTCGCGGTGTTCAAGAAGATCCGGTCCGTGCCCTCCATAAACGGCAGATTCTCGATCCGCCGCTTCTCCGCAATCGTCATATACGTCGCCTGCGCCAACGCCGTCTGCCGCTGCTCGAAGTCCCCCCGCAGCACCTCGTCCATCAAGAACTCGGCGTACACGTCGTCGGCCGGATACTCGGCGCGACGCAGGTTCGTCTCGATAGACGACTCAAAACCCTTCAACCGCGGCGCCATCGTGTCCCGATACACCGACCGAAGCTGCTCGGTCACGTTGGAGAACGTCGCATGGTCGAGGATGCCCACCGCCACCGGCGGCATGTCGTAGGCCGCGCACACCTCCTCCCGGTTCATCTGCCGGGTCGCGATGTACTGCGCCTCCTCCGCCGACAACGTCATCACCTTCGGCGTCATGCCCTCTTCGAGCACCACCGTCTTCCCGGTGTTCCCCGACCCGCCCGCGATCGCGTCCCACTGCGCCTTCAACCGATCCGCCGCCGGCGCCGACAACACCCCCGGATGCGTCAGTGCGACACCCGGCCGGGCCCCGTTCCGCCAAAACGAGCTCGTAGCGTTCCGGGCGTGCCACTCGTTCTCCAGGGTGGCCCGCAACGGCTCCAGCGGAGACAGGCCCCGGTGAGAGTCCGGGTCATAGGACCGGAACGGCACCAGGTCCGTCGAGGTGATGTTCTCGATCTTGGTGGCGCCGTTGTCGAAACACCACGTCTCCGACTGGCCGTCATAGGACATCGACGACGGATGCAACGGATACAGCGCGACCACACCCTGCCGGCGGGTCCGCTTCTTGTACCAGAACGCCTCACCGTAGATGTCGAACGTCGACGACGTCCACATCCACAAGTCGAACCCCGACATGCCCGGATTCGGGTTCGCCAACAACCGCGCCAACGGATGCGCGTCGTTGCGGGACCGGTTATCGCCGTCGCGGTTGTACACCGGCAACGGCAAGCGGGCCGTCGCCCGAGCAAGCTTGTTGATGACGGTGAACACCCACAGCTGCTGCCGGTAGATCCCGCCATACGCCGACGGCCACCAGTTCGCGGTCGACATCGGCGGCATCCCGACAAAGAACGACGAATCATAGGTGGGCGTCTTCGTGACGAGGGTGCCGTCGCTGACGAACATGCGGCTCCTTCGCCTCTTTAAGGTCGCTGAATGAATGAAATATCGGCGAGCAGAAGAATCAACTCACCGTCGATCGGGACCGGCCGGTTCGACTGGTCCACCGCTGAGGCGCCCCGCAGCACCACCGCCGTCAAGTCCGAGAACCACAAGGCGCCGGTGAACGTGTCGCCCGACTTCAACGTCACCACCACCCGGTCCCGGTAGCGGTCCGCCAGCACCCGCGACGACCGCGACGACCACCAGCTCACAACGTGACCATGCCCCGGTCCTCATACGCCGACGGCCGGTCAGCGGTAGCACCCCACAACGCCAACGTGACCGCCTCCAACATCGACACGTCGAACACCGACCGTTTCCGGCCCCACATCCAGCGGTCACCCACCGACCGCGGCTGAGCACCCATCACGGCCTCGTCGAGCTCCGCGTTCGAGCCATGACTGACCCGCCGCTCCTGGACCTTGTCGTACAGGTCCGCGCACGCATCCAGCACGTCGTTCATGCCGGCCACCGTCACCCGCACCCCGGCGTCCTCCAGCGGCCCGATCATCGTCGACGTCGGCCCGTGCCCGTCCACGACCACCGAACAGTCGTACTTCGTCTGCAGATCCTTCACCCGCTTCACCAGCCAGCTCGTGCTGCGACCGCGATCCACCGCGCCCACATGAACCCGGCCAGCCGCCGTCGACGTCGCCGCCCCGATACTCGACCAGGCCCGATCCACCGACACCGCGACACCGATCGCCAACGCTGCAGGCGGAGTGAACCCCGCAACCGCGCACGCCTCCCACTGACCAGCACCGAACGCCGGCGCAACCACACCAGGCTCGTCCCACCAGCCCAACCGCTCCCGCGCGAACTCCTCCGGCGGCAACGCCTCACGCTCCGCAGCGATGTAGTCGGCCGAAATCCGCCGCCCCAACGCCGGATTAGCCGCCCGCCAGTTCGCCACATCGTCCAACGCGCAGCCATCCACCGTCCCGAACCGGTGCGAACAGTTCCGATCCGCACACCCATCCGTCGGTGCACACCACTCCAGGTACGCCAACCGGGACCCGCCACGACGGCCACGGTCACGGATATCCCGCAACACCGCCGAATTCGCCAGCCCCGCCGACGACCCGTACAACAACTGCGGGTCAGGACGCGCCGACAACGTCGGCATCAACGCACCCATGTGCGTCGGCTGCAACGCGAACCCCTCATCGAGCACAACCTTGTCGCCCGACAAGCCGCGCCCGCCCGACTTCGTCCGCGCCTTGAAGATCAACCGCTGGCCGCTCATCATCTCGATCGCCTCGTCGCCGTTGCCGCG